GTTCACTGGTCAACGCAGCAAAGTTAGTATTTGCCATGATAATGTCTCCATTAAATTAAAATTAACCAGTCGACTTATTGGAGCGACTTTTATCCGTGTACCCTTTGTCGTTGGGGCAACGATTTCGTTAGTTACGGAGTACGATTCCGACCTGTTTTACGCCTAGGTAGGCGAGAAACGACTTTTTACGGGGCCGAACCCGTGCTAGATGTCGCTCTAGCCCGCGAACTTAACTTATTTATATCACACTTTATCCGAAATCACCACGCATTCTCTTTAAAGTTTCTGCGGGAAGCGCATCAAATTCTTCTGTTGATAAAGTGTTTATATCAACTTTTACATCTGTTTTGTTTTTACCTTTCATAGCAGGAGGTTGTTTTTCTGCAGCTTTTATCTTCTTTTTAGTATTAGCTACTTGTTTTTTCTCTGCTACTTTTTTATCTACAGGGTCAGGCTCATTTATTGGAGCGGGCTCTATAGCAGTAGGCATCAATAGATCTACTGCTTTTTGTAAAGCATCCGCACCAGCATACCCTTGAATCATGTAAGCATCTCTTAAGTCTAAAACTTCTTGGGTTTTAACTTCATCATACTTAGGGCTAGACTCATTTAAAATATCGTGTTGCTCCGCTATCTCTGCCGCTTTTTGTTGCAAGCGCATAGTTTCTGTGCTTTGTTGTACGGTTTGCCCCATTTGATTTTGTACTTCAAACATCATCGTTTGTTTCTCAGCTGCCCGTATTTCTGCTCTTAGTTTAGCAGCCTCAGTAGGTTGACCGTTTAGAATCATATCTTGGTACTCTAATTCTTTTGCTTCAAAGTCAAACTCTGGTGCTTTTTCTATTTTCTCTACTGGGTTAGAAAGTTCTTCTACTTTCTTTTGTAAAGCTTTTTGTTTTGCTAGGACTTCATCAAACCTAGACTTTGGAATCATAGGTTCTTTTGGTTCTTGAGATCCCTCCTGTACTGGCTCAGCAGGTTCTTGTGTATCTCCTGCATCGTCTTCCAATACTGCTTCTTCTCCTGAACTTTCTGGTTCTTCAGCAACATCTTCAGCTTCTTCCTCTTCATCATCCTCTTCTTCTCCTTCTGCTGTTTCTTCTTCAGCCTCTGGTTCTGATTCTTCTTCAACTTCAGTTTCCTCCTGTTCTTCAGTTTCTTCAAAATTCATGTCAACTTTAAAATCTTGCCCTTGTTCTTCTTCTGGCAAGACATCTGCCCCTGGCATTGCCTCAAGCGTTTCTTCCTGGTTTTCGTTTACATTTTCTTGTGCCATATTATTTACCTCCTGTTGGTTTCATGGCCGCAGCAGCCATTTTAGCAGCAGCTGCAGTATCGCTTTGGTTCTTCCTCATATCATTTGTAAGAGCTGAAAGTCTCTCACGTAGTTGAAGTTCCTCTTGCTTAGTTTGAATTTTACTTTGTAATTCAGCAACCTTCAACTGTGGATCAGCTGCTGTTGCTTGTGTCTTAGCCTGGTTAAGTTGTGCTTCGGTTTGTAATCTAGCTACTTCTGCTTCTAATTTAGCAATCTCAAGCTGCGTACTTCTGATTTGTGATTCCATTTGGAACTGTTGTAATTGTATCTGTTCATCTGACGGAGGAGCAGTACCCTGCATTTGTCTTATTCTCTCTGCTATGTCTGCTTTACGTGATAAGTGTGAGTACTCTACAATCATGTCGTCTGGTATTGGCACTCCTGCACTTCTAAGTTCAATGGCCTCAGCAAACTGCATTTCATCAAAGTTATCTCTAGCAGGGGCTGTACCAACAATAACGTCATAATCTCCTAAAGTTAAATCGTTTATGATTTCGCCTTCTGGTGACATTTGGTTAACTCTTAGTTTTTTTCTTGGTTTATAAGGGTCAGACTCATCTGTTATTTGTATAACACGTTCTTCTGTGTAATAGGTTTGTATCATACTTAAGATTTTTTCAGCTAAGTATTGTCTAGTCTTTGCTAAATTATCTAACGGCACCTGTAACATTAAAGATCCTCGGTTTTCTAAAGATTTTATAGCTACACCTGACAGTTCTGGGCTAGTTTGCCCCAACATAGCGTCACCAATACCACTTATTTGCTTAATATTATTCGATGCTTTTTGGGCAATCCTGTCTAAACCTGTAGGTATTTGATTAGGTGGTATTTTACCAGGAGGCGTAGAGCCACGATTGTACTCTAATACGAGGCCAGTTTCTGCACCATGCTCTTCTAGATCATCTGCTGTCATACCGGATAGAGACCCGGACTCTACTATCCAACCACTATTAGCGGTTGTGTTCACAATGTGCAGTTCTTGAGAAGAGATTTTGTTAAGTTGTTCTTGTGGAGAAAGTAAGTTTCGTACCATACCAAATGGTTTACCACGCCTAAAGTACGGAAAGTAAGGAACAATTGTAAAGTGGTCATAGGGTGAGAAGTCATCAAACAAAACTACACTGTCTGCTGTCACCGTCCAACGGACGCGTCGCATCTTCTTGGTCACCATTTCTAAGGCATATTGATCTGCGAACTCTTCTCTTTTCTTTTTGCTCCAGTGATTAGGTACTTTTCTTTTGTCCCCTGTGACGGGGTCGACGTAGAACATGCAGTCATCTAACTTGTAGTACTGTCTTTCGATGACACGAATAGAACGGAGCATCCGTGCATTTTCTGGATCTCCAGAATATTGTTGTCCGTAATTGTACTCATCTGTGTCGCCATATCTTTCTTCTTCGAATTCCATAGAGTCAGCGCCCAAAGTAGTACCAGTTTCCGCCAACATTCTTAACTTGTCTGCTTGTTGTTGACCATAAGTTTCTTCTATCTCATCAATACTCATCCATTTCGTTTCAAATATTTCATTCCAAGTCCTAGGGTCATATTGTTTTGCATCTGGGTCTATGAGGATATCAATTGGGTCTTTTGCTTCTATAGTGATTTCTCCTTGTATGTGTTCAGTAAAGTCAACTCTTACATCAAAGTAACCACGGTCCTGGATAAGACCATCAGAAAAAACTTGTTGTTCTACCCAATCTAATTTGTTGTAATCTGCGATATAAGCATAAACTTGCGTGAGCACATCTGCTACTTCTTGTTCTCCGCCCCCTCTGGGTTTGAATTGTATGTCTGCTTTTTTTGAACTTTGTTCTGCTAGGACAGCATTTATGGTCGGTAGTATGGTATTTATAGTTAGAGCAGGCCTACCTTGGTCATCGAGTTCTTGCATATCGTAATCGTCCCACTGTTCGCCACGATAAAAGGCGTCGCATTTTTTAGCCATTTGAATATATTGATCATGGCCATGGTCCCTAGCTCTAACGTAAGAATCAAATTGACTCTTTGCTAACGCTAGCTCTTCAGCTTCTTTTATGGTTTGTTTTTTCTTTTTGCTTTCGTATGCCATGTTATGCACTCATCGCCGATTTTTTCTTCGGCCCTTTTGCTATATATCTTAACCTATCTCGCCACGAAGGTATATGTTCTGGAGCTTCATAAAAAGTTGCATACTCCATTATCATAAGTCCAACCCAAGCTAATGCATCAACTTGGTCATCGTGAACGCCATTTGGGAATCTTAACAGTTCTGCGATCAAGGAACCAGTCCAAGCAGCATCTTTAGGAAAATAAACTTTACCTTGTTGCATTCTACCTTGAATTGCTCTTGCTCTTAATTCTTTATCCCTTCTTCCTACTTTTAAATCTTTAAAATATGCAGAACTTAGTTGGCGTTCTGCTACACGTTTCTCTAGAAACGGACCAATCGCCATTTCTATATGTCCTCGTTCTATGCCTACGATCCCTGGTCGCCACTGTTCATAAAAATCTAATATTTTTTCTACCAGTTCGTACCCGTCGTACTTGCCTCTGATAAGATCTACCACGAACATATTATCGTACTCATCAATGCCCACAGTGATACCTACAGAAAAATCATTTCTGTCTCGTTGCCCAATAGCCAAGTCCCACGCGCTGTAATATTTTAATCTGTCATACTCTATTTCATCAGGTTCATAATATCTAATCATGTCACGTGTGAAATAATCACCTTCATCTGACACGGGGTTTTGTTGGTATAGCGCAGTCCAATCTCTAGGCCCAATAGCTTTTTGTATCATGTCTAGTGACTCAAGGCTATATCGTTCTGGATGCAAAGGTTCGCCTTGTTTTCTAAACTCTTCATCTTCTTCGGCTATTGCAGGGTATTT